ATGATTGAACAAATTATGACTGATGCTGAGAAATTTGTGAATAAGCAGATGTCTAGCGTGTATAAGAATCAGAAAAAGCATTTAGATGAATTACAGCAATATATGAGTTTACTATATATGCGTCAAGGTACAGAGGGTTTATTAAATGTAACAAATAATCAGAGGAGAGCAATATTATCCGATATAGATAGACAATTAAAAGCTATGGGTAAGGATTTAGGAGAACAGGAAATAGATGAAGTTACTAAAATTCTTGAGCAAAGTTATGAAACTACCTATTATCATAATGCTTATACACTAGATTTTGGATTTAAGGATACATTAAGTTTTAATATTCTTAGGCAAGAATATATAGATGCAGCAGTAAATACACCTTTAGCAGAAGAGATGTTTAGTGACCGTATATGGAAAAATAAAGCACATTTAGTAGATACTCTTAGAAAATCTTTAGTTGATGCAATGAATGGCAACAAACATTTGGACCAAATAGCTAAAGAGGTAAAAAATAGATTTAATGTTACTGCATATGAGAGTAAAAGATTAGTTAATAATGAAAATACTAGAGTACAAAGTCAGGCTATAGATGATATTGGTAGGAATACAGGAGTAGAAAAACAGATTTATACAGCTACTTTGGATAATAAAACTAGTAAATTTTGCCAGGCACATGATGGCATTGTATATGATATTGATGATCCAAATAAACCAAATATTCCTGAAGATAGTCATGTTGGGTGTAGAAGTTGTTATATAAATATGCCTTTTAATGACTGGAGACCAAGAATGAGAAGGAATAATGAAACTGGTGAAAATGTAGAATATATTAGCTATGAGCAGTGGGCAAAAGATAAAGGAATTAATGATAGCACTACAAATTAGTAGTGTTTTTTTAATGTAAAAAAATAAGTAACAACGGCATCTTTGAGTAGAGTAGATGTAAAAGAATACCAAAAACAAAAATTTTATTGCACTTTACGGACTAATTACAGTACATAAAGGGCGAAGGGAGGAAATATAATGCCAATTGAAAATGTAAATGAAATACAAGAATACATAAACAATAATCAAGATAATGAGGAAGTACAAAACTATATTGGGGGTTTGATTACATCCGATAGAGTTGAAAATTTCTTAAATACAGAAGATGGTAAAAAATTATTACAGCCAAAACTTGATAAAAATTTTAACAAAGGTTTAGATAGTTGGAAAAATAATAATCTTCAAAAACTTATCGATGATGCAGTTACAAAAGCTAATCCTGGTGAAACAAAAGAACAAAAAATGATTAGAGAATTAACTGAAAGAATTGATAAGGCTGAAAAAGATAAGACGCATGAGAGTTTAAGGAATAAAGCTCTTAAAGTAGCTAGTGAAAAGAAATTACCTAGTGAATTAGTAGATTATTTTATAGGTAATGATGAAGAAACAACTAGTAAAAATCTTGAAACATTGGAAAGTGTATTTAGTAATTATGTAAATCAAATAGCGGAGGAACGCTTAAAGGGTGGATATAAACCACCAGTAGGAGACAATAAATCTACTACATTTACAATGGAACAAATTAAAAATATGAGTCCTAATGAAATTAATAAAAATTGGGATGCTGTACAAGCAACATTAAAAAATAATAAATAAAAATAAATTTATAAAACGAAAGGAATAGGTGATTTAAATGGCAATTACAAATTTTATACCAACTATATGGAGTGCTAGATTACTAGCAAATTTAGACAAGTCTTTAGTTTACGGAGGTCTTGTTAATAGAGATTATGAAGGTGAAATAACTGGACAAGGTTCTAGTGTAAAAATCAATCAAATAGGCGATATAACAATTTCCGATTATGTTGATGCAACAGGTTTATCTAATCCACAAGCTATAGATGGAGTACAACAGACACTTACTATAGATCAAGCAAAATCTTTTCATTTTTCTGTAACTGATATCAACCAAGTACAAGCAAATGTTGACCTGATGAATGGAGCAATGCAGAGAGCATCATATGGAATGGCAGATGTTATTGATAAATATATAGCAGGATTCTATACAGGGGTAGCAGTAGGAAATACAATAGGCGATGATACTACCCCAATATTACCTACTAAAGATAATGCTTATGAATATTTAGTTGACCTTGCAGTTAAACTTGATGAAGCAAACATACCTTCTATAGGAAGATTCGTTGTAGTACCATCTTGGTATCATGGTTTACTTTTGAAAGACCCTAGATTTACAAAAGACCCTGCTGTATTATCAACTGGATATATTGGAGATGTTGATGGTTTACAAGTATTTAAATCAAACAATGTACCAAATATAGATGGAACTAAATATAAAATAATGGCAGGAAGTACTATTGCAATATCTTTTGCACAACAACTAGTTGAAATAGAAGCATATAGACCAGAAAAATCTTTCGCAGATGCAGTTAAAGGCTTAAATGTTTATGGTTGTAAATTAGTTCAACCTAAAGCAATTGCAGTATTAACAGCAAACCGAGGCTAATAAGTGGGGCTATTATAGTCCCTTTATTCTTTAGATTGGAGGTAATAATATATATGTGGTACTTAAATAAGATAACAAAACTCAAATGGGATATCGATCCCAAAAATAAAGATTTAATTAGAAGACTAGATGAAGATACAAAAACCTATGAAAAAATAGTTGAAGAAAAGAAACCTACTAAAAAAGCAGGTGATAAATAATGGCTGTATTAGATGATATAAAAACACTTACAGGATCTACAGAAGATGCTGTAATACAGATTTACATAAATAGAGGTATAACACAAATACGAAATTATTTGAACTTAAAGGATAGTGATACTACTGATATTGAAGCTAACTATTCTGATGCATTAATAGAATATGTTGTTGAACAATATAGAAAACGTGGATTAGAAGGAACTAAGCAATTTAGTCAGGGTTCTAGAAGCGGTACATTAACAGATGGACTATCTAATGATGTAAAAACATTATTACCAAAACCTTATGTTAGGTTAATGGGGTGATAATATGTTAAAAAATACAACATATGCTTTATGGCGAAAGACTGAAGGACATACAAATGAGTATGGTGACTGGATTAATGGTACTGATTATATTAAGGATATAACAGTAGATAAACAGCCTTATAATAAGGAATTATTGTTAAGGAATTATGGATATAACATTGAAGTTACAGACAGGCTATTTTATGAAAAATTTGGTGGAGATAATGATATTCAAATAAATTATATTCTTAAAAATGGTACAGAGGAATATGAGATACGTCAAATAATAACTTGGGATTCCTATGTAGACATCTTCATATACAGAATAAAATAGAAAGGATGTGATATAATAATGGCTTTTAAAAGTTATAAGCAACAAGTAAAATCTCAACTCAAATCTTCAAAAGAACAAATTCTAGAAAAGTGGGCTACTACAGTTACAGCAGAATATAAATCTAGGATTCCTGTGGGTAAGCGTGAAGATGGAGACTTTCATCCAGGTTTAGCTAGACGAGATGCAACCTATGAGATAATGGAAAACCAGGAAGGTATACGTGTTGGTTCAACCCCTGAAGCCTACTATATGGAATGGGTGGAAAATGGATCTAGTAAACAACCAGCTCAGCATATACTAGAGAATACTATTATAGATTGTTCAGGAGATATAGAAAATATTGCAAAACGTATTATGTCACAAATGGGTGATTAATAATGCTAGATTTATATAAAACTATTTTACCTATCATAAATCCTATTCTAACATGCTATTCTGACAATTATCCAGTAGATAAAGAAGCACAAGATGGACATAAAATATATCCTTACTGTACAATAAGATTTCCAAATACCATTCCCAACAATGAATATAGCAATAATATTTCTCTAGTAATAGATGTATGGTCTAATGTTAATGGAGTACAGGAAGTTGAAATATATGCAGATTCTATATATAATGCTTTAAATAATCAAAAAATAATGACAGAAAATATGTTTATACAAATATATAGAGATAATCCTTGTAGGACAAGAATGGATGATGAAGATATAAATATAAAACGTAGACAAATTAGATTTTATTTAAAAGTTTACGAAGACTAATAAAATTAATAGGAGGTAAATATATATGAATGGAACAACAACACATGGCTTAACTGCCGAGACAAAAAATAGACTATTACTTGATGGTGGTGCAATATACTTGCATTATGGATTACCTGAAGAAAAAATATTAAGTGCTACAAATGGTGGCAATACATTCCAAGTAGAAATTGAGACAAGAAATGTAGAGGTAGATGGAATAAATAGTCAACACATAAAAGGATTAACTCTTAAAGTTAGAGAAACTGCTACACTTGCAGTAAATCTTTTGGAAATGACAACTGAAAACTTTAAGATGGCTTTAATGGGACAAGTAGATACAGCAATAGATCCTGACTACGATATAATTTCTGGAAAGCCTACTATAGATGATGACGATTTCATCGACAATATAGCCTTTGCAGGCACCATAAGCGGCTCAGCAAAACCTGTAATAATTATTCTTAAGAATGTATTAAATTTGGAGGGTTTTGAATTAGGTGCTGAAAATGAGAACGATAATACATTGCCTGTAACGTTTACAGCACATAATTCAATTGAAACACCTGATGAAAGTCCGTATGAAATTAAATATCCAAAACCAACAGTATAACATTAGCACTCTTTAAATAGGGTGCTTTTTTATTACAAAAAATAAATAATAGAAAGAGGTAATGATTAATGAGAGGTTTACAATTCAGTGATTTATTCACATTTACAAAAATTGTTAGAAAGATGAATATAAAAGAAGATATAAAAGGATTAATGACAGATGTAACAGGCAAAAGTGATGAAGAAAAAGCTAAAGCAAAAGAACGTATACAAATAGATGGAATAATGTTATTCGTAGAACATATAGGCGATGCAGAACAGGAAGTATATAAATTATTGAGTGATATAAGTGGAAAAACAACTAAAGAAATTGCAAGTAGTAATATAAAAGATATTATGGGAATAATTGAAGCAATATTTAATGATCCACAATTTGAGGATTTTTTCGGACAAGCACTCAAATTAATGAAATAATCTTGTTTGCACACAATGTTGTGCCTGATAATTTCGATGAATATGAGTGCTTGGATGCAATTTTACATAGATATAACAATATTGATTATGTAATGAATATGGGTTTTTTTGAAGGTATTAAATTAGTAAGTAAAATGAATATAAAAATTGCAGAAGAACATTTATGGGAAAAATGGAATATAGAACACGTATATATGGAAAAGAAAAATTATATGAGTTTTGAAGATTATAAAAACAAAGCATTTGGTTTAATTAATACAAATGTTAATATTGGCAAGAAAATGACAGCAGAAGAAGCGATTGCTGAAGCTGAAAAGATAAAAGAAATGGACAGAAAGGCAGGTGATAAATAAATGAAACTTTTTTCAGTATTCGGAGAATTACTTTTAAAAGATGATTTATCTAAGAAATTAGATGTAGTAGAGAAAAAAGCACAAGGTACAGAAAATGTATTTAGTAAAAGTTTTAAAAGAATAGGTGGAATTATAGCAGGTGCTTTTGTTGTAGATAAAATGGTGGACTTTGGAAAACAAGTTGTGGAAACATCGGCAAATATACAAGCCTTAGATTCCCAGTTTCAACAAACTTTTAAAGGGAATGAAGCTGCTAAAGCTATGGATCTAATTACCCAACAATCTAAACAACAAGGTATAAATGTAGATAGATTAAAAGGGCAATGGGCAGGATTCTACGGTACTTTTAGAGGTAATGGATCAGATGCAAACCAATCTTTAGACCTTACTAATAAATATATGAATTTAGCAGCAGATGGGGCAGCTTATTATGATTTATCTTTAGAAGATGTATCATCACGATTAAAAAGTATAACTATGGGTAATTTTGAAGCTGGAGATGCGATTGGTGTAAACATTAATGCTACAAAAATGGATACAATAGCTAAAGAAAAGTACGGTAAAAGTTGGCAAAAATTAAATGATACTGAAAAAGAATTCTTGCTTATAGATACTGTGGGTAAGATATACCAGAACAGTGGTGCTTTAGGACAAGGTAGTAGAGAAGCAAATAATCTTAGCAATGTTATGGGGAATCTAAAATCTACATGGGATAGATTTATTTCTGTAGTTGGTGCTCCAATATTAAATATAGCAGTACAGATTATAGGTAAACTTACCGATAAAGTTACTGGTTTAGTAAGTAATATGAATACAAACGGTGTAGGTAATTTTGTTAATGGTATTAAAAGTGCTATTACTACCTTATCTCCTATAATACAAGGAATTATAAAAGATATAGGACAAATAGCAAGTAAAATATTACCATCTTTAGGTGTTAGTACAGGTGATTTAGGTAATAAAATATTGTCTTTAGTGCAAGGAGGTCTAACAACTTTTAAAGCAATGTTAGACTGGGTAATAGCTAACGGGGAATTAGTTAAAGTAGCTATTATAGGCATTGGAACAGCAGTGGCTACAATAAAAGTAGGCACAGGAATATTAAGTGTTATATCTGGTATTAATAATATAAAAAAAGCAGCTGATGGTCTAAAAGGTATGGCAGCAATAAGCAAAATATTTACAACTGTTTTTGGATTTAATCCTATGTTGCTTATTATTGCAGCAAGTATAGCAGCCATTGCAGGATTAGCATATTTAATTATTACAAATTGGGGATCTATTAGTACTTTCTTTAGTAATCTTTGGAATGGTATATCTACAACGGTAGTAAGTGTATGGACTACTATTACAACTGCAATAACAAATTTTGTAACTGGAATAGTAACAACTATATCTAGTATATGGACAGGATTAATAGGTATTATATCTGGTATATGGAATACTATTGTAACAATAATTACAAGTATTGTAATGGGGATTGTTACAGGGGTATTAAATTTATTTAGTGGTATGCAGGGTGGAATAAATACAATACTAACTGGAATACAACAATTTATTGGCGGAATATGGCAAGTAATAAAGAATGTTGTATTAGGCGTTGTTCTATTAATATTAGACTTAGTTACTGGTAATTTTAGTAAATTATCTTCTGATGCACAAGGAATATTTAATAATCTTAAAAATGCAGTTAGTAGTATTTTCAATGGCTTAAAAAATATTGTAATAGGCATAGTTATGGCATGGGCAGGACTATTAAGTACTATATGGAATGGTATTAAAAATATTGCTATATCAGCATGGAATAATCTTAAATCTGCTATTATGTCTATTGCTAATGGAATAGTAAATGGAGCAATAAATATATTTAATGGAGTATTAAATTTCTTTGCTAGTTTACCAGGAAGATTATATAATCTGGGATCATCTGCTTTTAATGCATTAAAAAATGGTATTACTGGAGCAATCGGTGGAATTGCTAGTATAGTTCAAAATGGATTTAATGGTGCTATAAATTTTATAACATCGTTACCTAGCAAGGCTGTGGGATGGGGTAAAGATTTTATTCAAGGACTTATAAATGGTATAACAGGCATGATTGGTGGTGTAGTAGATGCTGTAAGTGGTGTAGCAGATAAAATACGTTCATTTCTTCATTTCTCTGTTCCAGATGAGGGTCCGCTTACTGATTATGAATCTTGGATGCCTGATTTTATGACAGGATTAACAAAGGGAATTGATAAAAACAAATATAAAGTTACTGATGCTATTAAAGGTTTAAGTAGTAATATGAGTGTTGGTTTTAATCCTAATAGTTTAAACAAATTATCTATCCCAAATAATATAAATCCTAAAATTAATCAAATAGAAAATAAATCTAAACAACCAGTTATACTACAAACTATACTTAATAGTAAGGTAATTGCTCAAGAAACTTATGAAGATATAAGTGAATTACAGGAAAAGAAAACACAACAAGAGGGGAGGAATATAGGTTATGATCCAGCTTGGAGTAACATTTAATGGGAAAAATAGTTTTAATGATTTTGGATTATATATAGAAGAGAAACATATAAGTTCTCCTTCACCCAAAATTGTAAAAGATTCAGTACCATATTTTAACGGATCTTATGATATGTCAATGATTGGAAATGGACATATAACTTATGATAGTAGAATTATTGTAATAAAATTTTTATTAGTAAGTAAAGATATGACAGATTTGCATGATTTATATTCTTCTATCTTAGAATGGTTATTAAATGTAAAACAAAATCAATTGATTTTTGATTATATGAAAGATTATTATTTTATGGCAAGAGTTGAAGATGTTCCAACTTTTGATGAATTTGTAGATAATGGAGATTTAACAGTTACTTTTACTTGTAATGACCCATTTAAATATGTAAGAAATAATCAAACAATAACTGTTACTACACCTATGAGCATATATAATCCTTATATTTATAGTAGTCCCAATATTAGGATTTATTCTAATGGACAAGGCAATTTTATCCTTGATGGAAAAACATATGCAATAAATACAACTACATATAAAGATTTAAATTACCTGTATTTAGAACATGGAGAAAATACAATCTCTTTTAGTGGAAATATAACTAAAGTTGAAATAACACCAAATTTTAGACGATTATAGGGGGTGAATAAAAATGAATAATATTCCAATTATTTTAGATATAAATAATACTAGTGCTGGGTATATTCCACAATTTTCTCCAACTGTTGGAGATAGTGGATTATGTATTTTAAATATAACATTAATGAATAATAGTATACCATTCGATTTGACTACTTTGACAACTAAAATTGCTTTAGGTAGGATAGATAATACATCTACATTTGCAGATATGACAATTGTAAATGCTACAGCAGGACAAATTAGTTATACATTACAAACAGCAGATATATCTGTGGCAGGAAATGTTAATGCTGAAGTAGTTATATATGGTTCTAGTAACAATCGACTTACAAGTGTGACTTTTAACTTTAGTGTTAAAAAAGGAATTTTAGATGAAGGTAGTGTAGAAAGCAGCAATAATTTTAGTGCTTTAACCACTGCTCTTTCATCAGTTAATTTATATGATACTAGACTTAATCAGCTAAAAGCAAAACAGACTTTTACAGCAACATCAGTCAATACAACAGTTATAACTTTAAATGCACCTAGTGTTGATTTAACACAATGTACAGTAGATGCCTTTTTTGAAGGATGTTTGCTGGATGAAGGAGACCATTATACATTAAATGCTAGTGCTAAGACATTGACTTTAGATGGTTGGTCATTAGATAATGGAGAAAAAATAGAGTATAGAATTTATATGTAAAAGGAAGTGATGATATGAAACCAAAGATATTATCAGATATAGATGATATTAATAATTCAATAAATGATACAAATAATAGAATTGCTAATAATGAGGCTAATTATAATGCCAATGATGTACTAGCAAAAATTGAAACTATAGATGGCAGTGGTTCTGGATTAGATGCAGATTTATTGGATAATAAAGATTCTACATTTTTAGTTCCAACGGGAACAGTACTTTGGTATGCAGGAACAACAGCACCTGTTGGATGGTTAGTACAAAATGGTCAAGCAATAAGTAGAACTACATATAGTAATTTATTTTCTATTATTGGAACTACATATGGAAGTGGTGATGGTAGTGCAACATTTAATCTTCCTGATTTAGTTACTGGAAATAGATTTATACGTGCAAGTGGTGGTAGTTTAAGTGTAGGTACAAAACAATCGGATGATTTTAAGTCTCATAATCATACTGTTGGTGTTCAAGATCCAGGTTCAGCAGGTTCAGAGAATGGTTTTAAACCACTTGCACAATCAGGACAAGGAAAATCTCCTGGAACTGTTACTTCCAATAGCACTGGTGGTACAGAAACAAGACCCAAAAATATAGCATTCTTGCCAATAATTAAATATTAAATTTTAAGATATATAATGAATGACTTTATATATCTTTTTTATTTTATAAAAAGGAGGTGCGTAGTATATATAAGGTAAGTATTTTTAATGATAGTATAGAAACAATTATTAATTATCCCAGTACGGAAATTAATTTAAATCATTTAAGGAAAATGAATTTAACAGCAAATGCAGGACAAGTTAGTAATTTTAATTTTACTATTACAATTAATAATGATGGTTACAATAAAATTACTAATATGGTAACACTTATTACAGTGGAAGATTTTGAAACTGGTGAAATTTTATTTGATGGTCGAATTTACGACAATGAAGAAAATATGGATAGTAATGGTTTGTTTTATAAAGATGTTTCGTGTGAAAGCGAACTGACATATTTAAATGATACTATTGTAAGAAATTGGAATATTGAAAATATGTCAGTTCAATTATTTCTTCAGCAAATTATAGATAACCACAATAGTAAAACATCTCTAGATAAACAATTTGTATTAGGTAATATAGAATATAATAATACAATTACTTGTCAAACTAAATATGAGAATACCTTAAATTGTATCATATCGAATATAGTTAATGCTATTGGAGAGGGTTATTTAAGAGTAAGAAAAGTTAATGATATTAGATATTTAGATTATATACAATTGTATTCAGGACAATCAGATGATATTATTTTAGGTCAAAATATGAAAGACTTAAAATGGAAAAAAGATATGTCTAATATAATTACAAGAGTTGTCCCTATTGGCAAAGATGGATTAACTATTTCAGATGTAAATAATGGACTTGATTATTTAGATAATCCAGAAGCTATAGGCACAATGGGAATTATTGAAGGTAAATTAGAATTAAATGATATAGATGATGCTAATACATTAAAGACTACAGCACAAGATAAACTACCAAATTTAGCAAAATCAGTATACCAGTTAGCAAGTAATACTCTTGATTTAAGTAAACTAGGTATTAATCCATTTGGATTTAGTATAGGTACAGATGTAAATATTATTGCAGATGCTATTAATTTTAATGATAGTTACACTATTATAGTAAAAGAAACAGATTTATTAGATCCAGCACACGTAAAAATAACATTAGATAATAAATTTGCAAGTCCTACTAATAGACAATTAGCATTACAAAGATATGCTCAAATCTTGCAAAGTTGCCTTACTACAAATAAAAATATAAACACATTTTCTTTAGAAGGTATTATAGATACTCTTAAAAACCAAATTACATCAAGCGGTTCTTTTACTAATGCACAAGTTATAGAAAATAAGGGAATTCTAGTTGAAAATACAAATGCAGAAAGTAACGATTATGGGGCGTTATATTTAGGATGTGGCATACTTGCTATAGCTAATTCTAAAACAAATGGACAATGGAATTGGAGAAGTTTTGGTACTGGAAATGGATTTACAGCTAATCTTATGATTGCTGGTACTATGTTAGCAGATAGAATAAAAGGTGGAACATTTACTGCTGGTGGTAATGGAAATGGAAATGGTACAATAGTTATAAAAAATAGTTTAGATAAAACTGTTACTATTTTAAATAACGAAGGTATAAAAGTTTATAATGATAATGAAGTTGAGGTCTTATGGGTAGATAATAATACTGGGAATTTAACTTGTAATTCCTTAGATGTTATAGGCGATGGAAACAATACTGTACATTTTAAAGGAATAGGAGATAAACGAGTTGTTTTAGAAAGTGATGATGGTGGAGATTGTAGTATATTATTTAAAAGTAATAACTATGGATTAGAAAGTAAAGCAGATATACGAAGTTTTACAGATTCACAACCCTTAGGAAATTTGTTTATAACTGCAAGAGACTATTTGGTTATTAGAAGTTATGAAAGCACTGACATAGAAAATAAACCAGTCCATACTCTAATTTATGGGGATATAGAACTAGGAGGAGGAACATATGTAGATGGAGATGGTCATAGTAACAATGATTGGAATGGTCAAACTACAAATGGTAATTTAACCATTCATGGTAATGGAACTTTTAATGGGAATGTCACAATTGGTGGTGATTTAGGAGTTATAGGAAATAAACAAAGAATTGTTCAGACAGATCAAGGTCATTTTGCTATGAATGCTATTGAAAGTCCTGATTGTGAATTTGTACTTCCAGGTCGTGGTCTTATATTGAATGGAGAATGTGTTGTTACTATGGATTCAAAATGGCTATTATCTGTTAATACTGAAATTGATTATGATGTGCAAGTTTCGGCTTATGGTAATTCTAAAGTATGGGTAGATAAAAATAGCATGACTTCAACTAGTTTTAAAGTATGCGGTGATGCAGATGTTGAATTTATGTATAGAGTTTATGCAAAACAAAAAGGGTACGAAAATACATATATGGAAACAGTTACAGTGCCAGAAAAAATACTAAGTATACAATCAAAAATCAATAAAGCATCTAATTAATAGGTGTTATATTTTTATGCTTTTTTGGGAGGTGTGATATGGAAAATTTATTTATGGAGGTGGCAAAAGCTTCACCATTACTAGCACTTATGTTAATTCTTTGGTTTTTTCAAAGACAAGATTACAAAAATTTTGTTGATAAAGTACAGAGTGATAATTTAGAAAGAGAGAAAAAATACCAAGATACAATTACAGAAAATCAGGGTATAATTTTTAAATTATCAGAAAATTTTAATGTCGTAAAAGATATGAAGGATGATATTAAAGATATAAAAGATAAAATTTTCAAATAATAATAAATAATACATAATAGGCAATCTAAGGTTTACCCCTAGACTGCCTATTTTTTTCGACTTTTTGCAAGGAATAATGAAGAAATAATTGATACTTGTACATATTAAGGATTATAATGGGAATATGAATTATTTATTTAATATTTGTAAAGGAAGTGTTAATTAATATGGGGGCAAAAAATAAAGTGATTGCTGGAGATTATGAAGGATGTAATGTAGGTGAATTGGGAATATTTTTAAACAAAAATAGTCATGGTTATAAAGATATATTGAGTATAGATTTTGAAACGGTTGAACGGTATGAAGTAATAGATGAAAAAACACAAAAAAGTGCTACAAGTGCAATACTTAGAGGTTTCGCTGGTGCGGTATTATTAGGTGGAGTAGGATTACTGGCAGGATTATCAGCAAAATCAAAAGGCATTTATGTATTAGCAATTTATTTTAATGACGGAAAGAAAAGTTTAATAGAAGTTAATGATAAAATTTATAAAAATTTAATGATAAAATTATTTGATATATAAGGTATTAAGGAGGTGTTAATATTATGGATAATAGTAGTTTTTATCTAATTATAATTTCAATTATTGTTATTATATGTGCAAGTTTTTTATTTCAGCATAAGCAATCGAAGGAAGAAGGATTAATTTCTACTACTATAAATAATAAATATTTTGGTGGATTTGATGAGTTTGAAGGTGGAAAAACTTTTCCTTTAAAGTTTTTTTATGATAGATTAGAATTATATTTAAGTAAGTCACCTAAAATTATTAATATGGTTGATATAAATAAAATTAGTATAAAATCTGATATACAAATACAAAATGATGTTACACTAGGTAGATTATTAGCAGTTGGTGTATTGGCTTTTGGAATGAAGAAAAAAAGAACAATTGTAAATAATTATCTTGTAATAAATTATAATGACAATGGAACAGAACGAAATATAATTTTACAAACATCCAATAATGAAAATATGGTAAAAGATGTTAATCATATAATAAATGCATTACCTGAAAGAAAAGTAGAGTAGAGGAATTTTAATATTAATAAAAATATAAATTTTTAGCTAATATATATATAAAGTAGGTGTTAATGTGGGATGGAGTGGACTTATAATATTTTTTACTATAATAATTGCAACAATAATTATAGTTGCATGTATAAGTGGAGATAGTGTTAAAGAATATGAAGAAAAACAATTAAAATACATTAAAGATAAAGACAATTATAATAAAGAAAATAAAATTCCAAGTACATCAAAGATTATCAAATATATAAGTGGATGTCCACAAATTGATAAAGAATTACAAAAAATCAATAAAAGTAATTTAACAGAATTTAATTTATGGAAAGATAAAGGTGCTTTGAAACTGGTTAGTGTTTTTCAAAATAATGATGATAATTGTATTAAGTATAGTATTAATATTAATGATATTATATCTTTTAATATAATTGGAGATTCATATGTTGAAACAAACATATCTGGTGGTAATAGTTCTATAAAAGGAGCAGTGGTTGGTGGTGTCATTGCTGGTGGAACAGGTGCAGTAATTGGAAGTAGAAAAGAAATAAAAACTGAAAATAAATATGTTGATAACAGAAAAACGGTAATAATGTATAAAAATAGTGACGAAGTAATGAGCATGTTTTTTTCAGCTGAAACTTATGAAACCTTACTTAATTTAATCCCAGAGAAGGATGTAAATAATAGTAACATAATAAATAGTAATAAATTTAATAATGATTATAAAAGTAATGTATATACTAATATTAGAGAATTATCAAAATTAAAAAATGAAGGCATAATAACTGAAGAAGAATTTACTATGAAAAAAAATAAATTACTAGACGAAATTTAA